TTCGTATTGCTCATGTGCTAGTATTGATTTTATATTTGCCACTTTTAAAGACATTCCATTTATTATATGATTTCCTACTAATAATTTCTCTTTTCCACTTGCTACTTTACCTCTATATACAATAAGGCTTTCGTTTACTATATCTCCCTCTTCTATTAAATCTATTATGTTAAAGCTATGTTTTAATATTCTTTCTTTAAAAGTAACATCTCTCATCGTCTGATATTGCTTATCAAAATATTCCTTATCTAAATAAATATATAAACCATCTATTTTTGTAACTTCAAATATTCCATTATCAGTTCTAACAAATTCGTTTTCTTTAATCTCCATTGTTACCTCCTAATAATTCTGGATTGTCATATATGTTGCCTATTACCTCTTTTTCTTCGTCTAACCAACTATCAGCTCCTAGTATTTCTCCAGCAAATTCTCCTTTTATCATATGCATTATGAAACTTGCTTCTAAAAATTCTATAATAGCTATATGTTTAGTTTCATATTCTGTATCAATAATTTTAACAATATCTCCCTCATAAATTTCTTTTCCGTTTTTATCGTGTAGCCCTGTGTATTGTCCAACGGATTCTGGATTTACTGCTTTAAACCAATTTTCATCATTTATATCCTGTATATCTACTGTTCCATCATCTAAAACTGATAAATTTCCATATATCCATCCGTCTTTACCATTATTAAATTTTTCTTCATTTACAGTAAAACCTCTAAATTTATATTCTCTCATTTTTTTCTATCCTTTCAAAATATTGTTTTATACAATTTCTTAATGTATCTTTATCTTTTTCGCATTCTCTACAACACTCTTGACAACATCTGTCAAACATATTTGTTACTAATTCGTCTATATATAAATCTATTATCTTGTCTTTCTTCTCTATCTCTGCATCTTTTTCTTTTAGCATATTTAAGACTGTTTTCATTTTTTCAGCATCTTCTTGGTCAAAACGCATTTTTATTTGATAGACTTCTTCTTTAATTATTTTTCCATCAATTAGCATTTCTGTGTACCTAGGTATTGCATCTTTTATTTTATCCATAAAATATTCAATTGCTTCTGATTGTTCTTTAGTCATTTACTCACCTTCTTCTATATTTATTTGTGTTGTAATACTGTCACTTTATTTAAACAGTTTGGACAAATTATATATTCTTCGTATTCTTTCATATTGACTTTAGTGCTTACTTCATCACTTGGAAATTCTAATATAGCATGACAGTTATCACACTCTCTTATCATGTAGACATTACTTGTCCTTCCCTTATTGCTTCTTCTAAATCCTATTGTTCTGCAATCTTTTAATTCTCTTTGCATTTAATCTTTTTTCCTTCCTCTTCTATGAAATTTACTTTAATATCATTAAGCTTAATTAAGTTCTTCGTTTCTGTTTTTAATTTCTCATATTTTTCTTTACTTATAGTTAGTGACTTTACTCCCATTGCTATAAGCTGTTCTATTTTTTGATCAACTGTCATTCCTCTTCTCTCCTTCATTTAAAATCTTTGTGGATTAGCTTTTTATATACTTTAAAATTATCAAATAACCAATCTTCTAATTTTTCAAATGCATCATTATGTTCTTTTTGATTGTTTACTAATATCTTTTTATATTCACAAGTTAAATTCCAATCTCCATCTATAAAACCATGTTGCCATACTTCATTTTCCCATTTGCTACCTCTAAATGTTCTACCTCCCCAATCAGCTTCTCTATCTTTTATTCTATAATCAGCTAATTCTCCATTAACTAAAAATGCTGTTGCATACACATAATGAGGATATTTATTAAAATCGCTATACTCTAATTTCTTATCTTCTGTCATTGCTTGTCCTCCTCTCTAATAATTTTTAAAGAACTCTTTTAATCTTACTCTTAATCCATAACAAGCTTTTTCTAACAATTCATTTAATTCTTCTTCTGTAACTTTTATACAATTCCACTCTGTTTCATCAAAATCATAACAACTACAATGTCCTCCTTCTGCTAATACATATTCACCATATTTTGTATTTGGCATATTTTCTAAAAGTAATAATCTATTCATCTCATAATCTCTTTCGCTTGTTGTAGCAAACAAAACATTTGACATTTTTATATCATCTTTATTTTTTAAATTATATTTTTCCATAATTTACTCCTCCTCCACTTTTTCTAGCTTTTTGCCACACATTGGGCAATAATTTATATCGAATCTTGGTCTATATATTCTTTTAAATATATTAAATTTGCTTTCATCTCCATATATATCTAAAATATTTCCTGATACTATTAAAGTCGCACTTCCACAAAAATTATTGCTTTTTATTTTTTTCTTTTCTCACAATATTCACACATATTATTTGTCCTCCAATAAAGTAAAATTTAATATTGTAACTTTTGAATTTTTATAAAGATATCTTGTATATTCATCATCTTCTTGTTGTATAGAAACTTCTTTAATATTGTTCTCTATTTCTATTATTGCATCTAAATCAGTAATTTTCTTTTCTGAACTACATACTGTATTTCCGAATCCTAAATGATTTTCTTTATCACTAAACATATAACTTATAAAATATTTGTACATTTTTATTTATCCTCCAATAATTTTTTTGCTAATCTTATTTTTCCTTGGTTTATCCAAAACATTCTGCTCTCTTTGTTATGAATTTCATATGGTTCATTTTCTTTTTTTGCTTTTTCTAACTCTTCTTTTACTTTTTGTTTTGGTATGTAATCATCTTTTATTTTGTCTTTATGTATATAACCTCTATCGAATACTTCCATTATTTGATGTCTTTGTACTCTGTTTTCATCTTCTAACTCTTTTATTCTCTTTTTATCTTCTTCTCTTTCTGCTAAAGTATTTTTGATTGCATAAGCTACATTTTTACTTCCATCGCAATGTTTTCCTATGATTACGTTCAGTTCGTTACAATCACAATAATCTTTATCTATAACTAGTTCTATGTATTTATTTAATTTCTTTATATCCTCTTCTATATCCATCCTAATTCCTCCATGAATCAATAATTGTTTTAGGCCATAATAAACTCATTGTTCCATAGACTAAATATTTTTTTGATCCTTCTAATGTTATTTTGATATTTTCCATAATACAAGTTATTTTTATCTTATTAAAAACAAAGTAAACAAAAAATATACAAGAAATAGATATGTAAAGCATTATTATAAATAATAATATTTCTATCATTTTTTATTCACCTAACCTTATTTCATTTACATTTAATAGTTTTGCTAATTCTTTTCTATTAATTATTGCTATTAAATTATTTTGCTCATCATAGTATTTATATTCAAAAAGTTTATTTCTATCTATTTGTAAGTTTGTATTTTCAGTTATCAAATCTTGATAACATTTTTCACAATATTTAGCTTGTCCTTTTCCACAATGTAAACATTTTTCCATAATATTTCCTTTCATTCTTTAATAATTTTATTTTTATTTTCTTTGTAATATCTTTTTCTAGTTTTATACATTTTTTCAAAATATAAAGTTCCATCTACTAAATCATATACTATAGGGTCTTTTTTATCTTCAAACTTTCTCTCTACTCTACCAACTGCTTGAATTATAGTCGCTTTATCTCTATGTGGTGTAGCTAAAACTAAAGTATCTAATCTTGGTATATCCAATCCTTCTTTAGCAAGACCATATGTTGCATATAATATATGTACCTCTCCTGCTCTAATCTTTGAAATACATTCTTCTCTGTATTTCTTCATTTTTATACTTGTCATTTTTCCATCTATAATTAATCCTGGAACTTTATTATTTAGAAATTTAAGTTGATTTAATCTATCTGATAAAACTAAACAGTAGTTATTTTTTCTTTTCTTTAAGATATCTACTATCATTTTATTTCTTTCATTATCTTCTGCTAAATCTGTTGTCAATTTAGCATATTGTAATGTTCCATCTGTATTTAAGCATTCATCTGAAATAATATAATTTGTTTTGACTTTAACTATTGTTGCAGGAACTAATCTTTTTTCTATTGTTTCTTTAGGAATTTCTATGATTATATTTCCTAGTAAACCAAACATAGCTTTTTCTGTTCCTTTTATATTTCGATATGGTGTCGCTGTTAGTCCGTATTTATATCTAGCTACCAATTTATTTATTACTTTATAAAACATACCTGCACTTGCTGGCGTTCCGCATACTCTATGACATTCATCTACAATTATGCAATCCCATTTATCAGCATATTCCGTTAGGTCAATTTTTGATAATGTCTGTACTGTAGCAAATGTAATATGGGTTCCTATTTCTATTTTGCCATTTGCAATTTTGCCTAGTCCTATTCCTTCGAAATTACTTTTTGCTCTATTATAGCTTTGATTTAATAAATCTATAGTATGTGTTATCCAAAGTGTTTTATAACTTAACCTCGCAATAATTTCTAATGCTGTTTGTGTTTTTCCAGAACCTGCTGGCATAACTAATATTCCATTTTTTAATTTTATTGCTGCATTACACGCCTCTTCTTGATAATCAAATAATTTAATATTAGATTCGTATTTTATTTTTTCTCCTAAAACAATGTTATTTTTAAATAATTGTCCAGGATATAATTTAAACAAATCACTTAAGCATCCAAATGGCAAAATTAAATCATTACCATCTAATTCATAATAAACTAAATTTCGTGGTGTATTATAATTTGAATAACCTAAATACTGATTTTTGATATAATTTGGATTTGCAATTACCATTTTTCTTTCTGCATAATCTAATATTTTTTTATCTGGATTTTTTACACGAATATTATTTGCTACTATAAATTCCATATTCGCTCCTTTCGTATATCAAAACTTTTATCTTTAAAGTTAATATCATTTAAATTTTTATAATAAATTTTATTTTCATATTTTATTGCTAAAATAAAATCTTTATTTCCACACTCTTTATATCTTTTAAAAGCATTTCTTTGATTTTCTTCTATTCTTTCAATAGTAAATAAATACGTAGAAGATGTTTTAGCATCAATTAATATTGGCCTATTATTTTTTACTGCTATAATATCGCATGGTTGACTTCCTACATGTGCTTTTGGTGTTAGTAAAGTAACCCAATATCCTTTTTTAGATAACTTTTCTGCTAATTCATTTTCGAATTTATTTCCTATATTTTTATTGTTCAATTTTAAATCCTCCCAAAATTTCATCTTTAGATACTTTTTGTTTTCGCATTATTTCTTTTAAGAAAAATTCAGCTACTGATTGTATTTCATTTATATCTTTTACATAATCATCAACTTTTTCTGGATGATCTGTTATGTAATTTATGCCATCTTGGTATCTTTGTAGTAAATGGTTATACATTTCTTTATATTTCTTTATATCCATTATCATCACTCCTCTGGCATTTGGTATACTGCTTGTTTTTGTCCTACAGCATAGCATCTATTGAATTTATAAGTATCAACTATTTCTTCTAATACTTCTTTTGCTCTTTCTTCTGTATTGTATAGTCCGATTACTGTTTCAAAATCATCACAAAAATTATGTCCTTCTATTAATGCTTGTCCTTCTGCATTATTTGATACTTCTAATCGAACTATATTACTAAAATTAATTAATTCTGTTTTATCTTGACTTACTATTATCATCTTTTTATCCTTTCTTGTTACACCTTTTTTATTCTGTTGCACCCTTGTTACACCACAGGTGTAACAGTGAAATGCTTGTTACTCTAGCATTTCAAAAATTTGTTACACCGTTACACCTATTTTTGAATTTAATACATATATATATAATTAATAGAATACATATATCTAATTTCCCTATACGTATATATAAATATTATTTAGGTGTAACATATATATATTATTTAATTAAAATGCTTGATACTCTAATATTTTTGGTGTTACACCTTTGGGTGTAACTTAGGTGTAACAAGGTGTAACAGGTGTAACACTTAATCATCATTAAAATATATATTTTTTACTTTTATTACTCTTTGTTGTGTCCCATTTATCCTTGCATTAACCTGATATTTCCCTTTTCTATCAACTTCAATATATCCTTGATTTAATAATTTTTTCTTTATACTATTCCAACTGATTCCATTTTCGTCTAATATTTCATGTAGTTTTGTTGGAATAAAATCGTAATACATAATAGCTCCTTTTCCATCTGTTGTTTTTTCTAGTTTTCCCCAAATTTGTCCAGATGGTGGAAATGCACTATCATTGTCATAAAAATTATTAATATTGGCATTTGCTGTATCAATTATAATATTCATATATCTTTCTGCTTCATCTGTATCTTCTCTTATATATTCTTTAATATCATCTAAACTTAACGGTTCATCATTGAATATTAATTTACTACAGTAATAATCAGCTGTCATAATACAAGCAAAAGCATTTACTTGTTTCTTATATTCTGTTAATTCAGAAATATCTTTTACAAATTTACTATTTACTTTGTCTAATTTTTCTCTATCTTCAATTAGCTTTATAAATTCTTTTCCTGCAAATCCGTAATTATCTTGAATAAATTTAACAGTTGCATTTCCATCTTCTATTATTGGAGAATCGTCATTTATTTCTATTACTCTGTTTTTAACTCCTTCTTTAGATGTATCGCTTGTAATAGGTTCTTCTCCATTTAAAATTATTATTGTTTGCCAACTTGTCTGCTCTCTAATTCCTGTATCTGCTGTTCCTCTTTCTTTTCCTTTTCCTTCCGTTAGTACATAAATTAATTCATCAAAACTTTTATATCTTGCTTTAGCTATTTGTAACTCATCCAAAAATATTGGCATATTTCTATAAAAATTACATAATCTTTCGTTTGCTATTGCTGTATTTGATAAATTACTAATCATATTATTATCTGGCCTACCCCATATAGAAGCACAAACCATCTCTGCTACTGTTTTTCCATTTCCACTTTTACCCCACAGATGAACTATAAAAGTATTTAATTTAAATATTCTTACTAAAACACCTGCAAAGCTAGCTGCAATCATAAATCTTAATGTTTTACTATTTTTTCTTAAATTCCTTATATAAGCTTTCCAATCTTCATAATTTCCATTTTCAGTTATAGAATCTATTTTTTGTCTAAATTCTTTATCTACATCCAAGACATATTTACTTGTATATGGAATAAATTCTTTATCAATCCATCCTAAATGATTTGTAGAAATAAGTGGTTTTATGTCATTTAACTCTAATACATCTGATAGATATGTAATTAATTCTTTAGCATTATTTTCGTTTACTTCTATTCC